CTTTCTCGATGGCTTCTCGTGCCATTAGGCCTGTACACGGGGGGGAACCATCCCTGTGCGCAACCCTAAGGGTTGTCACTTAGGAGATGGGGGAGCCGTGGACAGTTGTAGGTCTAAGACCTATGACTGGGATGGACTTAGTCCATCCGACCCCGTCCCAATCACCTTCCCGTCGGTTGCATGTACTGAATAGGTCTTAGACCTATTGTTCCACTGCAACCTTACCTCTACCTTGTCACCAAGGCTTTATGCGGTAGTCATCTGGCCAAACCAACATATCTGGTACAATGACTAAGTCACTGTCAACAGAATATGGTTCGTCCCATTTGAGATCCTTAGGATACCAAATGTCACGATCACCGTACATAAGCATTGGTGCCATTTCGAGGAGTCTATCAACCTGAGCGGTATCGATGAGGAAGACTGAGTCTTCCAAAGGGAAAGCCGTCTCATCCATTTGGTTTTCAATCCAAACGGCAGGATGTATTTTAAATACATTATGTCGCCAGGATTGACCGGCAACAGACTTTAAAAGTCTTTTGTCGTCAGTCACGATTACAATATTCTTCTCCTTTGCACTAAGTGCTTGGATTTGAATAATGTCATCGTCTGAAAGCAATGTGGATGGGGGTGGAATATCTGGATTATTACCTTCAAGGTAACCAGAAAACCATGCCCAAAGAGACTGCTGTGCCCTATCGAGTTCCGCCAGGGATTCATCGTCGAGAACTTTGGTCTTTCCAAAGTAATAGTCGGTATGGATGTCGACTAGAATTGGGAGTTGGAAGTTTATAACGTCCAACACCTCTCTTCTATAATACTTCTTCCTTATTAGGAGGTCGTATTCGTATGGCCTATCTCGCCACCTAGTGGCAATTTGGGTCAAACGGTCTTCCCTTATATCGACTGGAATATCACTGGCTATGTCAGTCATTGAAAGTTCAGGTATATCCTTTAAGGGTATTTCTGAACGACCGAGTATTCCGTCATAGTGTTCTTTTGCCATAATGGCAGCAAGGACATCATTTTCGGTGCATACAAAGTCTTTCAATCGACTTAATAAGCCAGTTTTACTCCATTTACCTTGGAGATCAAGCTCATAGGCCTTGTATTGTCTTAGTTCCTCAGTTGTCTCCCTAAAGGGATAACTGGAGAACACCCTTCTATCCCGGCGCTCGAATAGCTTAGCTATTCCGTGCCTGAAAATTTGTTTTCCTTCAAGGAAAAGATTTTCAAGGAAGTTCAGGCATGAAAGAAATTCCATCCTGAAACCCCTTTTATCCTCAATGCTTAAAGCATTGCGAATATTAAAGGGGTAGGGTCTTCCTCCACCTGCTAAGGCAGTTGGAAGATAAGCAATACATTTTCTACGCCGCCTACTGTAGAGTTGTAGGCAGATATCCTGACATATTGCACCAAGTGCAAAGAATTGCCAGGGTCCGAAGGCGCGGGTCCAAGACCAGTCCTTGCCATAGGCATCTATTTTCCCCTGAGGGGAAATTAGTAGATCTTTACGGTCCTTCCCTACGGGAAGGATCATACGGATCTTAGGACAGTCGACATACATGGTACGGCCCCAAGTCTTAGACTTGAGCACCATGTTCCATGTGTCGGCACGCGTCCGAGGTAATCTGCCAATCTCTTCAGCATAGCACCAGGCATCCTTTGTTATAAAGGTATCAACTTCTGATATCTTTACATCATAGGACCTGAGCATTTCCAAAAACTTTAAAAGTCTTTGTTTTTGATCAAGTCCTATCACATCATCTCCCTTGCTACGTATCATACGGAGCAGGTGAGTGAGTGCTGTAACCAGTGAGGTTAAAATACCCTTGGTTACAGGATCACCCATAAGTGCGGCCCTTAGGGTTACACAGAGGAGTTTTCCTTTAAGGAAAACCCTTCTTTTATGGGTTAACATTTGGATTACCTTTTCGCCATACCACTTCGGTATTCTAAGAACTAAATTAATGGCCTCTAAGAGGTCACGAATTAGTTCCCAGTTAAAATAATCCGTTGCGGTTTCCATATCTGTACTAAGTACATATATGGATTCCTTCGGATTATCAAATATGAAGTCTTTGGCGATGGCTGTGTAGAAACGCCATCCATCACGGGATCCTTGTATTCCTATCTTATGTTCCTTAAGCTTGCTTAGCATCTTAAGGATTAAATGAGAATAGGGCTGTAAGGCCTGTGCATGGAAGAATGAGCTACTCGTGATCGTTCTGATCTTTGAGGGGTAGTCTCTAATTGCCGTGAGGTTAACATCATAGAAGTGAGGGTTTGTTTCCTCCATTCCTAAGGAAAGGTGGAATATAAACTCTCCCATTTCTACTTTGCTAACCTCTAGGTTTGTCCTTTCACCAGTTTCCAGGTTAAACCTGTAAACCGGCATTGTGTAGTATTGCATGAGATCTTTAAGAACTCCTGCTTTCCCACCCTTTGCCTGTGTTAGTTCCAAACACGACGATTTTGAGACAGAGATTCTTGGTGCTGTTGTTAGTTTTAAACTAATATCAGCAGGAAGTCTCTTCTTTAGGTTCTGGATTAGGTTACCTTGAAGGTGACCTTTACTCCACGTCCTAATACTCCTTTGGGTCGTAGCGGCCACGAATTTCTCGATGGCTTCTCGTGCCATTAGGCCTGTTGTTGGCATTCCGGTTGCTCTGCTTTGTGTAATTACCGCTAAGCGGTAGTACCATTGGGCAGAGTCCACTTTTGACTTGCTTAAAGCAAGGAAAAATGGCCTTAAGAACATCAACGTCCTAGGAAAATTTGGTAATGGGGCGCCTAAGATTAGCGCCTTCTTACACTGTTTTCTTAGTAGTTTTAAGTCCTTTAAGAACTTATCATGATTAACTATACAGTTACTCATGGATGCCTTAAGAATCCGGTCGGTGTCATCATATGATTTAATCATATGAGGGACAGAAAGTATTATGCTAAGCATAATACCATCTGTGGTATTACAAAATTCCTTTACTTTAAGCAAAGGTTTTCTATAATTCCCACCATTTTCCTTCAACAGGGTTGTCAGTCTTCCCTTAATGGTTGGCTTTAAAAGCCTAAACCAGTAGGTTCTCTTTAATACCATGAAGATATTATTGAGATTCCGCATATAGAGTATGCCCTTAGGGCGGCCTCTACATCCGGATATTTCCTGTGGGACTAAGTCCCACAAGAGATGACCGACATACCTAATGTCAATAGGTAGATCGCCACACATGGGTTGACGTTCAATAAGGTCTAAGACCTTAAAGAAGTCCCCGTGTGGTGGTGACTGGGATTCCGCCCCCGTACCTCTAAGAGGTGCGGTTAGGGG